ACATCGGCACCGACCGCGGTGATCGAACGGTGCGAGGAGCAGCCGATATTGCCCGAGATGAGTGTGATGACCCAATCGGCTGGATCCTGCGTAGGATCGGCATCCACGCTCCAAATTGAGCGTTCCTTGAAGACGAGGAGCTTGTAACCGAACCACGAGTAGAGACCGCGGATTGGATCACCATCGCCACCGACACGGATGGAACCGAGCGGATCCCACGACTCGCCATCGAGGATGTCCGAGAAGTAGAGGGTATCTGGCTGGATGGTGGTATCTGCGGACACGGCCCACAGACGGTTGGTGTGGGTGGTGAGATAGAGCGGCTTGGCGGGAGCGGCGAGTGATACGAATGCGACCGCGTGGGACTGGTTTGTCGGTGAGATCGAAACCGTAGGAGCCGTGATGTAACCGCTGCCGGGGTTCGTGATGGTAATCGCAACTAGGTTGCCATCATTGGCCACAATGGCGGTGGCCGTAGCGGTTACACCGCTTGGCGGAGCCGATATGGTGATCGTGGGAATCGAGTTGTGACCTGAACCCTGCCTGATCACATCGATGCGGCTGATTTTGCCGGCTGTAATTGCCGCGTTGGTGTTCGTGCTCGTGACATAACGCAGGGCGCTATAGCCGTCCGCGTAGAAGAGTTTGTCGTTGAGCTGTGCGAAGTAAACGAACCGGGAGGCGTCGTTGATCGTCGAGCTTGCGATCGAATTGTACGAGACTCCGGGGGCACCGTAGTAGAGATCCTTGATACCGGTGTTCCGATTGAGAACGGCGATTACGAGGCGCTCGGAAGCCGCGGTATCGAAATAGAAGCCAGAGAAGACCTGCGAGTTGGTGGGTAGGTTACTGGCAAAGTTGGAAGTGGTGGACTCCCAGTTGGTGATGATGTCTTCCCAGTTGCGCGATTCGCTGTTGCCGGTCAGCGACAGGGTCCCGAGGCGTGTGACGAGGTTGCCGAAGTCGTCATAGTCCATGTTGATTGCCTCTTCCATGCTGGTGGCAGGAATGGCATCGGGACGAGTGGCGGAGATGACCCCGGTGGAGAAGCCAGTGCTTCCATCCAGAAGCATCTGGTCATCGAGCGCGTCTGAGGATTGGAAAGGCATTAGAGGATGTCCTGGAACGTGTAATCGTAGAGGCTATCCGGGATGATGCGGCTGATCTGCTGCTGTTGGCCACGCTCCATGTCTTTCATAATGGAGACCTGAGCAGCGCCCTCTTGGAACTTGGCCTGCGCCTTCCCGTACTGCCGGGAGTATTCGAGGAGATCGCCTTCTGTGTAGGCCATCAGTGCGTTCTCGACGCCGCGCAGCTCGAAGTTGGTATCGTTCGAGATGGTCTGGGCTTCGCCGAACTGGCGCATCTGGGACTGTTTCTTGCCCAGGATGAAGAGGGTGCCGTTGGTATTGGGTGTCGGGATGAGCTTGATGCGCGGGACACCGGCTTCACCGTAGGAGACACCGAGGACGCGAGCCCAGTTGACGAAGTTGCCGGGTGTGGACTTGCGGCTATCGACGTTGTTCCAAGTGTTGGGATCGAGCTGGAAGAACGAGACCCATTCGGCGGCTGGTACTTCGATACCATCGGTATCACCGGAGACCGTGAAACGGGATGCGACCGGGAAGTCGAGGAACATGTTGTAACCGGTCCCGGAAGTGTACGTGGCGGTGACGTACTCGGAGATGGTGACGAGTTCTTGGCCGTCTGTGACGGGTGTTGAGACGACTCCGAGGGTATCGTTCCAGAGACACGAATCCCAGATCATCGAGTAGCGGCGGATGCAGAACTTCTTGGCCAACGTGAGGGTGGCCGAGTCCGTGAACGATAGCTTGTCGCAGGCCGCTTGGGCTACTTCGGAGGGTTTCATGCGAAGAACTCTTGGAGCGTCATGGCGGAGATCGTTGTGAAACTGGATCCACCGTTTATCGCGTAGTTGAGGTACAGGTTCGTGACCGACAACGGAGAGAAGATGTGAACCTTGTACGTTGTTGAAGTGGACGATGACGGAGAATCGAGGAACTCGATCTTCGTGTTGTTGATCGCATTGACCTCACCGTCTTCGTAGCTTCCTGAAGCAATACCTTTCTGGCCTGTGCCAATCGAAGTGCCGATCTCGGTTCCGTTTCTGGTTACACGGAACAATACGAATTGAGAGGCGTTAACCAGTGTTGAGTAATTCAGGACGATGCTGACCAGAATCTTGGACGAAGTGGACCGAGGAGTGATTGACCTTGTTACAGAGGCGATCTCGGTTCCAGGACCAGTGAGCGATCCAGTGTAGTTGTATCGATCATCAGCAACCTGCTGAACGCACTGAGGAGCGTTGGATGCGTTGATGCCAAGTGAATTGGCTGTCACCACTTTTACCTTACTGGAGTCGCTAGCATCAGAGATGAGCACCTTGTCGTTGGCCAGATCAACGGTGACCGTCGAAATGTTCGGAGCGGTGATGTTGTCCGAGTTGAGCGTCAGCGTGTCCGTGCCGGCATTGCCCAGTGTGGTGTTGCCATTGGCCGCGAGGTCTCCGGTGAGCGTGGTATTTCCGGTGACACCGAGCGTAGATCCCACGGTAGCAGCCCCCGTCACCGCAAGACTTGCTAGGGTGGACAAACCGGTTACCCCGAGCGTGGTACCAATCGTGGCCGCATTGGTAACACCGAGGCTATCGAGCGTAGAGGCACCGGTGACTGCGAGGCTCGCGAGCGTGGAGAGTCCGGTAACGCCCAGAGTGGTTCCAACGGTAGCAGCTCCGGTGACACCAAGGCTGGCCAATGTGGAGGCTCCGGTGACGTTGAGGGTGCTGCCCATGCCAACCGCGCCGGTGAGCGTGGAGGTGCCGGTGACTGACAGGGTGCCGGGAATCGTGAGGCCACCGGTGATTCCGAGTGTTCCGCCGATGGTGGCATTGCCGCTGGTGATGAGCGAGCTCAGGGAGGTGGCGCCGGTGACGTTGAGGGTGCCGGCCACAGCGGTGTTTCCGCTGGCGGAAGCGACCGTGAAGCGGCTGGTTGCGACACTGAAGTCTCCGGTGGAGTTGAGCGCGGTGGTGGAGACTTGGAGTGCGGAATCGTTTCCGCTGCCGTCGCTGAGTGTTCTGAGAACACCTGTCAGCGTGGCGTTATCGGCTGTCTTCAGCAGGCCAGTGTAGGTGCTGGCGACGGTACTGCCTGTGAGTGGTGTTCCCATACTATTCTCTTGGAGGTAGTGCGTACCAACCCTCGTGGATTGTCACGCGGTTTCGGCTTTTGACGGTGTTACCGCTGGCATCTTTGGCCCACACATGGGCTTTGACGTTTTCAGCCAGTCTGACGGGTTGTCCTGGCGGGACCATCACCACTCTTGTTGGGGCGCAGCCCAGCGGCATCAGCGCGAGCAAGGAGATCGTCGCGTAGGCGATTGTCTTTCTGTCCATCTTCAAGGGTTTGGTCTTTCTGATCTATGATCTTGTTGAGCGTGGCGTTGGCCACTCCTTGGGCTATGCTGAGGATTGGGTCCATAATGGAAAAGCCAGCGAGGTGTGAATCCCGCTGGCGATGCATTGCCGTTCTGGCGGGATGTTACTCGGCCTTCTTCTCGGCCTTCTTGTTCTTGAAAACGGACCAGCCGATGCCGGCCAGGGTGATGACCGCACCGGCGATCTCATTGACTTGATCGAAGGAGACCATGCCCTTTGCGACGAGGAAGCCGCCGGCGGCGCTGAGACCGTGGCGGATGAGTGAGGCGACGTTGGGGTTCATTTCTTTTTGATGGCTTTGTAGAGGGCCGTGATGGCGGCGATTAGGGCGGCGAGGGCGGTTAGGAACCTAGTCCACTCGGTGAGTTCAGGGATGTAGGATGCGACCATTGCCACGGTCGCTGTTCCCAGCAACCCAACGATACCTCCGAATCCACCGCCATGATTGCTCGCGTCCATGGGTTACTCAGGCTTGTGCTGCTGCTGTGCGTTCACTTGGGCTTCAATGCTTTCGTACAAAGGAAGTCCAACCTTCATATTCATAACGTCTCCAGCCTTCATCCCGATCACGAGAAGCTGGGTGAGCTGTTGCAACTGTTGCAGTGTGAGTTCGATCTTAATCATGCGGCAGGAGCTTCGACAACGGTGGCCGGCTCCGCAACCAAAACCGGCTCAACCTGCGGCAGCATCGGAGGCACGATCATCTCGGGCTGTGGCGGAGGAACCACCGGCACCCACGGCAGCGGCGGAGCGATGACCGGCGGGTTGATCTGGTTTTCGCTTTGCGCGGAGACGTTGGCTTCGATGGCAGTCTGATCGACGCCATTGCTGAAGCACCAGCCAAGCACCTGCGCTTCGGTCAGATCCTCGTAAGGCGTGAACGAACCGGTCGGAGGAGCGAACGAGCAGGAGCCGTA